TTCGCGTTAACGGTCTCGGAAGTAGTATTGCGTCCTTCCGCGATAGCGTCAACGAAAATCTGGTGTATGTCGTCAAGCTCCTGGCGCACAACTGCGCGGCCCTCTTCGGTCTTGACGTCGGGCCGCTTGTTCGGCGCCTCGGTGCTGGTGACGTCCACGACGTTGCTGGAAACGAAGAACGACGCCACGACGCCAACGCTGCCGATCATCGCCGCGTGATTGTGTGCCTCGATACGGTCCGCCTGACTCGCGAGGCCATACGCGGCGGACGCGCACAGCGTATCGACGACGGCCACGACGGGTTTACTCGCGCCGCGCACGGCCTCGACGGCGTCGAACAGGCCGGCCACGCTGCCGCCCGGACTGTCCACGTCGAGAACAATGGTCTTCACCCGGTCATCAGCTTCCGCCGCGGCGATGCCGGCAACGATATCCGGATACGTCGTATTTGCGTACCCGAAGAAACGCGCCCACGGATCGGGGGCCCTGGTCAGCAACCCGCGAACGGGAACGGTAGCGACACCGTCAGAAACGACGACGTCCGCGCCCGCCGGCCCCCGCGCCGCGATGGGTTCCGGCGGGGGGCCGGCGTACTGCTCGCGCGCAGCCCGGAACTCTTCGAGGAATGACCTTTCAACCAGCCACATATCTAATTCTCCCTGTCCAAAAGCTCGTCCAACTTATCGCCGGCGTCGCCCAACATAGCCGCGGCACGTGCGGCCGCGCCAGATCCGAAATCCTTTTCAAGTTCCAGCAGCGGCCGCGCCGCCGCGGCCAGGGCGGAATTTTCGCGCCCCAGGCGGTCAACGTTCTTCGAGAACTTCGTGCCCGTGGTAACGCGCGCCTCGCGCGCCCGGGTGCTCAAACCCTCGTCAATCAAAATCTTGCTGCCCTTACCTTGCTTCACGATATCGGTAGACGGTTTTATCGAGCCGTACCACTCCGCCATGAGCCAAGCGCGATGCTCGTACACCCTCGCCGGCGTGCGCATATCGGCCAGCAAACCGGGCGCCTTGATTCGGCCGGCCAAAACTTCATTGATCAAAAATTCGGTATAACTCGGGGTGCAAAACGCGGCGCCGAAGTTATACCAAATCTTGTTGATGTAGGCGCGGAACTCATTGATGGCCGCTTGGCTCGCGCTGTAGTTGTTGGAGAACGCCAGCCGCATAATCTCCGGCGGCACTTCGCACGCCCACGCCATGGCCGCCGAAATAGCTTCCTCGAAGGGCCCAAACTGGACGTCAATACCGCGACTGTCGAAACCAACGGGCTTCTCTCCGTGCTGTAGCTCTTCGATAACCAAACCCGGGACGTGACTTGTCAAATCAAACTTACGCGTCCCGCCGGACTTGCCGTCCGTAGTCGTCACGGTGTCGCGCCGGGTGGCGCCTCCACGCACGGGCAAAGACCCGGGCTTATCTTGGGTCTTCTCGATGAACACCGCCACCATAGAGTTAACGAGAGCCTTGCGCGTGGCCGCGTCGCGGTACCGGTCGAGTTCAATCATGGATTGAAGAAGGATCGAAAGAAGCGGCTCGCCGCGCTCGTCATCGTGGCGCTTGTCGGTGCCGAAGACAAGGCGCGCGACGCGCCGGCCGGTGCGCGGGCCGTAGGCCAAAATGCGCTTGCTGGTCCCGTCCTCTTGCAAGACCCAATAGCCGACGAGCTTCCCGCCGGCGGTCCGCTCGACGCCGTGCTGTATCGTGTTGCCGGCAGGGATCCGATAGTTACCCATCATAGGGGTCCGCACCGCGGCGCCATCAATCAGCATCGTCTGATTTGTGCCGTACTTCTTACTCCGCCGTTCCACCTTCAACACGTCGCCAGAGATAAGCGCCTCAAGGCGCCCGGCCTGTTGCAACTGGCCGAACGTACTTTCGCCGCGGTAGTCGCAAAGCTCGGGAGCCTCAGACCACAAACGAAATCGGTTCTCGACGTCTTCGGTCCACTCCGCCAGGGCTCCGGCGGGCATACCCAGGACAACCTCTTCCGGCGTGGCCTCGGGCGTCAACCCGGTGTTTATCTCGTTGGTGACGAGCCGGCGAACGATGCCGCGGCCGTAGAGATTTTGGCGGAATAGCTGCGCACTCCTGGCCCGCAGAGACCAATAGTCCATTTGCAAAAGTTTGGTGTCCCCAAACCCGCCAAAGAACTTTTCGCCCGTCCAATCCTCGTCAACGAAGCGCGTCAACGCCTCCTGTAACGGGTCGTAGGTGCCAAGGTCAGAGACCGACACACGAGCGGGACCACGGGAAAAGATGCGCTTGAAAAAGTTCAAAACTGCGGCCTCGCGATTGACGTAGTCCCGCCCTCAAGCCGCGCACGAAGAACGGTCAGGCGATTGTAAAGCGAGTTAACGACGCGGTTCATGTTCCCGATATCCGCCCTCGTGACAACCTGCCGGCCCTGGCCGGTGTCAAGCGTGTAGGACTGGATGCCCTCGGAAAACGCCGCTAGGCCCTCTTCGTACGACACGATAAGGGCCTTCGTCGCCTCGATGCGCTCTTGAAGAAATTCGCGGTCCATGGCTCCACCTTTCCCCCATAGGGTACACAACCAAAACCCTAAAATCTACAAAAAATTTGGTCGTTTTCAGCCTCGCGAGCAAAAGCCCAAAATTGGGGCCAGTCTATTTTTTCGAGTTCGAAATGCTTGATGCAGATGGCCCAGGCGATGATATCGACCGAAGCGAAACCATAGCCCAGCAAATCCCAAAGCTCGTTTTTCACGTTGCCGGGGCGGTGCCAAACTTGCATCGTGTTACCGTTCGGGTCGAGCACGTCGCGCCGGTGCTCAACCGTTAGCTCTTTCAATTGCCGATCCGATAGATCGACCGGCGCGTTAAACAGAAACGGCGGTTGCGCCCCCATTTCAGGCGCCCAATCTCTCCTAAGAATCGAATTCATGCGGTCCTTATAGTGATCCACGGTGATGTTATAGCCGGCAACGCCCGCCTGCGTCTTCCACTCGGTGAACTCGCGCACGGTCTTGTTTCGGGCCGTTCGGGGTGAACCAATAATTGGATATACGCCGTCGGTGTATTCACTGCAAAAATTCACCACGGTATCTTGAGAATAGCGCGCGTCAACCAACGTCTGGAAAAGACGGTATCGCGTCCCGTCGTCCGCGGTGTAAACCTTGTCTTCGATAAGCTCGCGCAACCGATTCCACACGGGGGAGGAAATGCTGCGGCAATCGTCGTCATCGCCTTCAACCTCGAACCGCCAGTAGTCAACGAGGAACGGCCGGGCCTCAACCGTCCAGCCGAAGACAGCCACGGCAAGGTTGCCCTTGTGGACGTCAACGGTGCAGGTCATGAACAGAATTTTCGAACCCGCATACTCCGCAGCGAATTCGTTAGGAACCTCACCGCATACATAGGCGCGCCGGCGGTGGCCTGACACGTGGGTGAAGCGGACCCGCGACCCAAGGAACTCATACGGCCAACCAAGATCGTTGTTGTAAAAAGTCTGGAACTTGTCCGCACTGATGACCTCGCGTTTCTCGGGGTCGAACCCTTCGAGGTAGTCGGCTATACACTTCGACCACGGCCGGAAGCCGACCGGCGAGTAAAGCGCCGGCAGGTGATAGCTACGGATTCCCGGTTCCGCCGGCTCCGCGGTCGGGCGCCATTCCGCGCCGTTCTCTCCCGCGAAAAGATAGCTCTTGTCGTTCTCGAAATGCTCATGGCCACAATCGGCGCAGCAATAGCGCACGCTCTCCAGGATAAGCCCCCCGCGCTCGTTCAGGTCCCACTTAAAAAGATTCTGGTATTCCCCGCTCTTGCGCTTCTTCTGCATCCAAAGCCGTTGGGCAAAACCGCACCGCCGGCACCGGACGAAATACCAACGCTGATCCCCTCGCATATATGCCTCATATGTCATCGACGGCTTAAGCAAGGGCGTGGACCCGCGCAGGATCTTCCGGACTTCCCAATACGCGGACAGCCGGTCATCGGTGAGTTTGTCGCTGTTGCCGTCCTGGCCAACCACCCGCGGCCACCCGTCCAACTCGTCTTTGATCATCACCGGCACGGAAATCATCCGCATCTTTTTCGCGTTGTTCGCCCCCTGCGGGTACAGGATGCCGCCGCCTTCCCAACTGATATAATTTTTCGTCTGTCCGGTCTTGCGCGTGTTGCCCGGGTCCGCGCTCCGGATCCGGTCGCCAAGACCTGATTCTTTCAGCATGGGCAGGATATTGTTGTCCATCCGGATATCGGCAAGCTCTTTGTCCGCCGTCATGAACATCAGGGACTGCGTGCGCACGTGGCCGATGTAGTAGAAAAGCACCGACTCCGCCGCCGTGGTATAGGCAACCTGGACACCCTTTAAAACGTTGACCTCGCGCACGTCAGAGGCCGGATCAAAACAATTGATAACCTCGCGCCAGTACGGAAACAGGTCATAACGGATATACCCCGGCCGCGGCGTCACGCCAGGCGGCAAGTACCGGTTGGCCTCGTTGTAGTCCACGGGGGAAATGTACGTGACGGCCTCGGTGAGTCCCTCGATTTGGCCGGCCAACCAATCACGGCCTATGGTCTCAAGATTCAAAACGTTCAACCGCCTTTTTTAGATCTCTCTTGAGCGGGCGCAAAAACGAGCTTATAACCTCGGACGCGTACCGTTCAAGCTCAACGGAATCGGCGCCGGCAAGGTGCCGGTCAACCACGCCGGCGGATATCGTCTTGGCTCCGTCCTGGATAAGCCGCAGGTGCGCGGCCTCAATAGGGTCGATAACCCCCCGCTTCACCAAATCACGCGCCACGAGGTCCCCCGCGGCGCGGGCGTTTTTTAGCTTCTTCTCTTCGAAATCCACAATTGCCTTGGCGGCCTTCATGAAATCCCGGAAGCGGATATCGTTGCCGAATTCCGCCAGGATTTTCTCAAGCGGCATATGCAAGAACGGTTCTAGCTGTTCGGGGACCTCGTCCGGCGCGTAGGCGCCGCGCTCCCACTTCTCGCGCGCTTGCCTCGCTTGATGCCCCTTCAACCGGGCGCCGCCGTCCGCGGCCGGCGGGGGTGCCGCTGCCACGTCGGGGGCCTTCTTCTTCCCCCAGCGGCCAGCGCGCTTGACGTTCCGCTTTGGCGGGACGAAACCCGGCGGCGCCTCCCCGGCATCGTGTAGCTCGTGGAGAATCTCCGCGGCCCGGTCGCGGCTGACGCCGTACTTATCCCGTAACGCTTGCATCGTCCACTTGCCCAAGCCGGTGAGATACCCGGCCGCCTCCGTTGCCAAGATGTCCCGGCCGCGTCGGCGTTTGACGTGTTTATCGCAGTACGCCAGGGCGTCCGGGTGGTTGGCGTCGATCTTCCGCCCCACAACCGCTCCTTTCAGGATCGTTTTGCACGCGTTGGTTATGCTTGGGCCCGAAACGCCAGCCAGGGCCGCGAATTCAGCCTTTGTCACCAGATACTTAGCCAAAAGTTAGCCCTTTCCTCGTGATAATTAAGTTATCGACTTTTGAGGGATTGTGTGCGAGGGGCGAGCCTTCGCACCAAAAT